TTTTACAAACTTCTCGATCTCCGGCCATGCGTCTTCCGGCAGCTCCAGCAGCGCAGCCACAAAGCGCTTGCGGAAGGATTCGTCGGCTTCGCTCATCAGGTCGTTGACCATGAGGCCGAGCGTTTGATTCATGGAGCGCTGGACAAACATCTCGCCCTCTCCGGTGCGGAGCCACAACTCCGATACCCCAAACACACGGCAGATGTCAGCAATCGTCCGGTCGCTCGGCTCACGCTGGCCGATTTCAATCATTGCAATATAGTTTCGCGACAGCCCGATTTGTTCGGCAAATTCACCCTGTGTCAATTCGGCGGCTTTGCGGATTTGCTTGATACGTTCGTTCATGCCTACCACCTCCTTACGTTTGAATAATAGCACGAAATGCTAACTTTGTCAACAAACTTTTTGAAAAATCTGCAAATAGGTGTTGACATAGAGGCAATCACGTGCTATAATGTGTTTACAAGGTCAACAGAAGACCAAAACAAAACAACGCCGAAAGGCAGGAGGAAATGGAAATGAAGGTTATCAATAAGAGCGGCAGCGAGATCAACTACGAGGCAGCGGTCAATTACATGGACGACGACATCCGCGAGGACGTGTGCGCCGAAATCGCACCTTGCACGGAGCAGGAATTCTTCACGGCGTACGAGGAAGCCCACGCGGCAGCGTTCGGCGAGGACTGGTTCCTGAGCGGCAAGAACCCCTGCTATTGATAATTCCTTGGGCGGCGCTGCCGCCCGGTGTAATGCAGCCGACGCCGGTTCCCAGCCCGGATAAATGCAGAGGACACCAAATTCAAAAGGAGGTGAGGTGGATGTCCGAGGAAAACAAGCAGCAGATCGAGCGGATTTGCACCGAGGTCAACAAGCTCGACGCAGCCAAGCAGGAAATCATCCTTGCATTTGCGCAGGGACTTGTCTGCGGCACGAAGCACACGGAAAAGAGCGCGTAAACGCATGGACAAACGAATGGAGGCAAGCATGTTTTGTATGATCGCGAAGCGCGGCCCGGATGGCCGGTTCCTGCCGGGCACGCGCATCGGGGACGAGGAAATCCCCCGAGAAACCATCCTCGACTTTGCCGCTTTTGTGGCGAAGCGGATGCAGACCGGAGACTTTGTAAATCAGGCGGCACAGCCCGCCACGGAAAAGGAGGACTAATCAATGCAAAAGTACGAACTGGCCGTTCCGGCCACTATCGAGGCGCAGGAGCTTCGGGAGCTGGAACGGCGCACGGATGCCCGGCGTGACCGCGTCAAGGCGGCAGAGCAGCGGGCGGCAATTCTGGAGGGCAAACTCCGGCAGGAGCGGGAAGCGCACCGGCGCGAAGTTGAGGGCTTGGCGACCTTCGTCACGGTGGTGACGCTGATCGTGGCCTGCGGCGTATGTGTGTTGGCCGCGCCGATCTGGACGGTGATCTTCCCGGCGGCTGGATGCCTGGCGGTGATGAGAAAGGCCGGGTGGGTATGAAAGCAATCGTAAAAAAGAAAGTTCCCACCGGCGCGGGCACGCCGACGGGAACAAACGGAAATGGAGTTACCATTATCTTATCAAAAGACGGTGTCCGTGTCAACTACCTGTGGAAAAAATTTCCGGAGGAGGTGGACGAGCCGTGACGATGGAGCAATACCTCAACGAGCACAGCCCCCACGAGGGCGAAGAATGTTCCGAACCTATCCTTTGCGAATACTGCGGTGAGGAGATCACCGGGCAGTTATTTACGGACGGCGAAATCAACCTGCACCCGGAATGTGCGCTTGAGTACGTCGAGGAGCAGCTGTCGGACATTGAGATCGTAGAGCACTGCGGTTTCCGGCTGCTTGGTTAGGAGGTGCGCACATGATCCCAAGAGACGAATGGAAGCTCTCACAGCAGGAGCTTGTCGATGCCTTAAAGCCTGCGCTTCCGGGCATCTCCACGACGGCGGTATCTCTTGCAGAGCGGTCGAAGGTCACTGGCGTACAGTTTACGCCCAAGGCCGTGAAAGCCGCGTATGCGGCCACAGGCCATCTTAAAAAGTCGGAGAAGCGCCGCAACCCGTACAGGGTGACGCTTTGGATCACAGCAGACATGAAAAAATGGCTGCAATCGCAAGCAAAAGACGGCAATATCAACGATTTCCTGCGGGGTGTGATCCTGCGGATGATGGAGGAGGTACGCAATGCTGCCGAGAATTGATAGCGGGGTTGCCTCGTACATTGCTGCGCGCGCAACGGTGACTGTGTATTTCCCCGTCGACCTTAAAGGCAATAGTCTCGTATGCTGTGAGCTGTGCCCGCGATACCGGCCAAACTCCCGCCGCTGCGGGCTGAACGATGCGGTCGTTGAATACCCCGGTAAGTATATCGGGAGCCAATGCCCGCTGGAATTTGAAGAAATGGAGGATAATAATGTTCAATCCGAAAGAGCATCTGATTGATCTTAAAGGCAAGGATTACTTGCAGGTGATGTGGCGGCTCGTGTGGTTTCGTGAGGAAAAACCCGCTTGGTGCATCGACACAAGGCTGGAACAGCTTACCGAGAATCACGCGGTGTTCTCCGCGAAGATAAGCGACGAAAACGGGGTTCAGAAAGCCTCTGGGTACGGAAGTGAGAGCATCAAAGACTTCCGCGATTTCATCGAGAAGGCCGAAACCAAAGCAATCGGCCGGGCGCTTGCAATGCTGGGCTACGGGACTCAGTTTGCGCCGGAGCTTGACGAGGGCGAGCGCATCGTTGATTCTCCCGCCACGCGAAGAAAGGCATCGGCGAAGCTTGAAACCCCGGCACCGCCGAAAAAGGCAATCCTATGCCAAGAGTGCGGGAAAGAGATTGTCGGTGTTGAGTTTGCCAATGGGGCGAAGCGCACCGCCGATGAACTTGTTCGTGGGAGCCAGAACCTTTTTGGAATTCCGCTCTGCTACTCCTGCACCATGAGAAGGAGGAAGAATGCGGACGCTCAGGGTTGAGGCTGCAAAGTGGTCAGCGGATGCGGACGGTGAATGGCTTTGCCTGAAATCGTCCCACGCCGCGATCATGGCCGCGCTGGAATCCATCGACGCATCGAAGAAATACGTCGCGGAAATCAAGCAGGAGCGCAAGGGGCGGAGCCTGAACGCCAATGCTTACTATTGGCGCTTGTGCGGCGAGCTTTCCGCCGTCCTCCGAATCCCGCCGAACGACATATACCGGCAGCACATCCGGGACGTTGGCGAAAATTACGAAATTATCCGCATTCCGGCGCGTGCTGTCCAGAGCTTCACGCGGAGCTGGTGCGCGGGTCACGTCGGGCGGGTGATTGAGGATATGGGGGCGGATCGCAATAGCCCGAATTTTAGATACCTGCAAGTATACTACGGTTCCAGCGACTACGATACGCGCCAGATGTCCCGGCTGATCGAGCTGATGGTCACGGACTGCAAAGCGCACGGCGTGGAAACGCTGACGCCGGAAGAAATGGGGCGAATGATGCTTGAATGGGAGAACAAAGGCGCTGCAAATCCCGCAGGCGGTGAAGCAGCGGGTATATGAGCGCGACTGTGGTTGCTGCATCTTCTGCGGGGCTCCCGGTGATCCATGGTGTCACTACATAGGGAGAGCGCAGGGAGGGCGCGGAATCGAGGAGAACATCCTGACCATGTGCGACGAGCACCACAGAGCATTTGACCAAGGGAACCACGCCCAGCGCATGGTGCTGAAATCCCTCGCAAGGGATTACCTCAAAGCATACTATCCAGGATGGCTGGAAGAAAATTTGATCTATCGGAGGGAGTAACACAATGTTAAACAAAGTTGTCGTAATGGGCCGCATGGTCAGAAATCCGGAGCTTCGCCGGACGAACTCCGGCACAGCGGTTGCAAGTTTTACAATCGCCTGCGACCGCGATTTTAAGTCGGATGGCGGGGAGCGCGAGGCGGATTTCATCGAGTGCGTTGCGTGGCGAAATACGGCTGAATTCGTCAGCAAGTATTTCACCAAGGGCCGTATGGCTGTGGTGTCCGGACGGCTCCAGACCCGCAACTGGACGAGCAAGGAAGGCAACAAGCGCAAGGCAACGGAGATCGTCGCGGAGAGCGTCTATTTCGGCGACAGCAAGCGAGAGGAGTTGCAGAACTACGCCGCGCCGCAGGAATCCTTCGCGGAGCTGCCGGACGATGGCGATATTCCGTTCTGAGGCGGTACAAATGAAGCGAGAACAATTTACTTTTTACAGGAGCTACTACGAAGCAATCAAAACGCTTCCTGCGAAAGAACTGAAAACGGCACTTATTGCGATTTGCGCGTATGCGTTGGATGAGGAAACGCCGTCTCTTTCCGGTATCGCGAATTCCGTTTTTGCTTTGGTTCGCCCGACGTTGGACACTGGACGGAAGAAAGCGGAGAATCGAGCTAACAAATCAGAACGAAGCGGGAAAAACGAAGAACAAAGCAAGAACAAATTGGAACAAAACGGAACAAGCGAGAACAAACAGGGACAAACCCGCAAGGAGAAAGAGGGGGAGAGAGAGGGAGAGGTAGAGAGAGAGGACGATATGTCTATATCTATTATCCCTGTCATCCCTAGCGCGCGCGAAGCGCCGCCTGTTTCTCCGCCGTCGAAGGCAAGCGCCGCTGTTGGCTATTTTTTGCGCCACATCAACGCAAGTGCCTCCGGCGAGTGCTTGCGGGAGATGTTGGGCTACGAGCAGAATCTTGGCTCCGACGTGTGCATCTACGCGATGCGCTATGCCATCGACGAGAAAAAAACAGCATGGAGCTATATCAGGGCGATATTGGCCGCATATGTCCGCGATGGTGTGAAGTCCGTTGACGATATCAAGCGGCGGGATATGCAGCGGGGGCAGCGACCGACAGGAAAGAATGCAGCTCGCAATGCGCAGTACAGCACGCATGGTGGCTCGGTGTCAGATTTGGAGCGCAAGGCAATCGAGGCGGCGCTCCGGGAGGGCGGAGCATGATCAACTACACGATCATGGGCGAACCACGGACGAAGAAAAACCACCAGAAGATTGTCGGTACTGGGAGACGTTGCCCATGCTGCGGGAAACCTACAAAACAGTGGATTCAGCAGGGCGATGCGTACAGGCAGTATGCCAAACGGGCTGCGTGGCAGTTTCATCCTGTGCCGGACAAGCCAATCGATTACCCCGTGAATTGCTGCTATTTGTTTTACATGGCAACAAGGCGCAAGGTGGACGGGCTGAACCTCGCGGCGGCGCTGGATGATATCCTCGTCGAGCGTGGGATATTGGCCGACGATAACTCCCGCATCGTTGCCGGGCACGACGGGACGCGGGTGCTGTACGACCCGAAACATCCGAGAACGGAAATTTACATCACGAAAATGGAGGAAAACACATGAGCGAACCAATTATCGCCTACAAGGGCTTTGACAAAGACATGAAATGCCAAGGATTCCAGTTTGCCGAGGGCGAAACGTATCATGAGGACAAAGCGGAGCTTTGCAAAAACGGATTCCACGCCTGCACAATGCCGCTGGATGTGCTTAGGTACTATCCGCCGGGCGATGGAAGCATCTACCGGATGGTAGAACTGGACGAAGTGTGCGACGAGAAAAGCAATGACAGCAAGATTTGCGCGAAAACGATAAAAATCGGCGCTGAAATCGGGATTCCCGGCCTCGTCAAAGCACAAATCGAATGGGTCAAGAACACCATCGGTTTCGGCGAGAAGATCAAAAAGGCGAAAGAGTCTCCGGATAAGTATGCGACGGGCGATCGGGGCGCGGCCTCTGCGACGGGCACTCGGGGCGCGGCCTCTGCGACGGGCTATCAGGGCGCGGCCTCTGCGACGGGCACTCGGGGCGCGGCCTCTGCGACGGGCTATCAGGGCGCGGCCTCTGCGACGGGCTATCAGGGCGCGGCCTCTGCGACGGACGATCAGGGCGCGGCCTCTGCGACGGGCTATCAGGGCGCGGCCTCTGCGACGGACGATCGGGGCGCGGCCTCTGCGACGGGCACTCAGGGCGCGGCCTCTGCGACGGGAGATCGGGGCGCGGCCTCTGCGACGGGCTATCGGGGCGCGGCCTCTGCGACGGGCTATCAGGGCGCGGCCTCTGCGACGGGCTATCAGGGCGCGGCCTCTGCGACGGGCACTCGGGGCGCGGCCTCTGCGACGGGCTATCGGGGCGCGGCCTCTGCGACGGGCTATCGGGGCGCGGCCTCTGCGACGGGCGAAGCGTCGGTCGCTATGGCATCCGGATGTGATGGCCGTGTAATGGGCGCTATCGGCTGCGCGATCTTCGCCGTGGAGCGAGGGAAATTTGATGGCAATACATGGCAGATTGTCTCCGCCGCAGCCGGAATCGTGGACGGCGTAACGCTCAAAGAAAAGACGTGGTACAAGTGCGTCGGCGGGAAATTTGTGGAGGTGTGACGGGTGACGCATCTGAGCCTGTTTAGCGGCATCGGAGGGCTGGATCTGGCGGCGGAATGGGCCGGGTTTGAAACCGTCGGACAGTGCGAATTTGCAGACTATCCGACAAAGGTACTGGAAAAGCACTGGCCGGACGTGCCGCGCTGGCGCGACATCCGGACTTTGACAAAGGAGAGCTTCTATGAGCGAACAGGACTACGAACAGTTGACGTTATTTCCGGCGGATTCCCCTGTCAGCCGTTCTCCGTGGCAGGAAAGCAAAAAGGAAAATGGGATGATCGTTACCTATGGCCTGAGATGCTCCGAGTTATCCGAGAGCTGCGCCCGCATTGCGTTGTCGGTGAGAACGTTGCTGGACTTGTTCGAATTGCGCTTGAAGAAATACTTTCCGAATTGCAAAGCATCGGCTATGAAGCAAGGGCCTACAGTTCTACGGCTCATGATGTCGGAGGACTGCACAAGGGAGAAAGAATTTTTATCGTGGCCGCGCCCGACTACGGGAGCACCGCTTTGCGGAGGGACGCACAATTTCCGGCAGATGGTGATATTGAGGGACGAAGGAATAATCACGGAAGAGGAGAGGAGAAACCTAACTTGTGGAAGCGGTGGGAGAACGAACCCCGCCCTTATGGAGTGGCTAATGGGATTCCCCATCGGGTGGACAGACTTAAATGCCTCGGAAACGCAGTAGTCCCGCAGCAGGCATATCCGATCTTCCGCGCATTGCGGGAGGAATTAACGAGGATGGAGGAAACAACATGATCAAAGAAGAAATCGTAAAGGCGCTGCGGTATTGCGCCGACGGGGAGTCTTGTGCTGATTGCATCTATTGCACCCTTGGATTGCCGCATCTCCCGTGCTATCAAAAGGACACCGATGCCGCCGACCTGATCGAGGCACAGGCGGCGGAGATCGAGAAGCTGAAAGCGCAGGTGCCGAGGTGGATTCCGGCAGCGGATAAGATTCCACCGGATCAAGAGGAAGTGCTTGTGCTGACGCAGAGCAAAAACGGAGTGCGGAATGTGGATAAGGGCTACTGGGCGATTGACCATTTTATCCATCGCGGCCGATCGGAGGTCACGCACTGGATGCCGCTGCCGGAGGAGGAGGCGTTGGCGTGACAAGTAGCATAACGTACAATATGGACTGCATGCAATACATGAAATTGCAGCCAGATAAGGCGTTTTCACTCGCGGTTGTAGACCCACCGTATTTTAGCGGCCCAGAAAGAAGAGGATACTACGGAAACAAGGTAAGCAAAATAGGGGTTCACAGAAGCTATAAACGCTCCCCAAAGTGGGAAGTTCCAGGGGCGGCTTACTTTGATGAACTCTGCAGGGTAGCGCAAAAAATCATAGTTTTTGGGTGCAACTACTACAAATACAATTTCCCTCCTGGGCGAATTGTCTGGGACAAATGCAACGGGGGAAACAGCTTCAGCGACTGCGAGCTGGCCGCAACAAACTGCCATGAAAGCGTTAGGCTGTTCCGCTATATGTGGAATGGCATGATGCAGGGAAAAAGTATTGAAGATGGAGCCACCATGCAGGGCAATAAGAGAAAAAATGAAATAAGAATACACCCAACGCAGAAACCTGTTGCACTGTATGCTTGGATATTCAGCCGCTATGCAAAGCAGGGGGATAGAATCCTTGATACACATTTAGGGAGTGGATCAAGCAGGATTGCAGCATGGGATGCAGGGGTGGATTTCGTCGGGATTGAACTGGACAAGTATTATTTCGAGCTGGAAGAAAGAAGATTTGCCGAGTATTCTTCGCAAATGAGAATATCGGAACTGTGAGAAATGAAAACCAGGAGGACAAAAAATGAAAAAAAGATTTGCAATCGTGGTGCTGGCGCTGGCCGAGCATATCAGGAAGGCGGCGGAGACATGACCAAAGAAGAAATCGTGAAGACGCTGCGGGCGTGTGAAGAGCATGACTGTAGTTCTTGCAAGTACCGGTTGAGAAAAGAGCCATTTTGCGTAGATGCGCTAATACGGGATGCCGCCGACCTGATCGAGGCGCAGGCGGCGGAGATCGAGAGGCTGAAAGCGCAGGTGCCGGGGGTGGAGGTATGAAGGTCTACATAGCCGGTAAGATCACCGGGGATCCGAACTACAAGGGGAAATTTGCCGCAGAGGCAGAGAAAATCCGCGCGGCGGGGCACATTGCCCTGAATCCGGCGGAGCTGCCGGAGGGAATGGAGCCGGGCGACTATATGCGGATTTGTTTTGCGATGATTGACGTTGCGGACGTGGTGGCGTTTCTGCCGGGGTGGCAGGAAAGCAGCGGGGCAAATGTAGAATGGTCGTATGCCTGCTACTGCCGCAAGCGCGTGATCGGCAGCGCATACGTCGAGGATTGGGCGACGGTGGAGGTATGAAACAGAGCGGATATCTGAAGCGGCAGGCGGATGTGCAGGATCGCCTGCTGAAAATTGGGACGGAGGTCGGGCAGCAGCAGGTCTTTGACGCGCTGGCGCTGGCACTCCGCGATCCGGCGGTCATGGGCGCGAAAGGCGTACTCGGTCCGGCAAAGGTCAAGACCGTGTGCCAGCGTGTACAGGAGATTGTGCATGAGTTTGCGGATGCATGGTCTCCCGGCCCGGAGCAGGACTACCAACAGGACAGGCTTGACCGGGCGCTGAAGGACGTTTTTGGCGGGGATTTGCAGCCGTTTGCAGTGCGATACCCGTTTATCAAAGATCAAAAAATCAGGAGGTAAACCGATGAAAAAGTTATTTATTTCGCAGCCCATGGGGGGTAAGACAGACGAGGAGATTCTGGAAGTGCGTGCGCAGGCGATACAGAGTGCGGAGCGAGTGCTGGGGGAGAAAGTCGAGGTGATCGACAGCTTTTTCAAGGACGCTGTGGTTCCATCGACAGTTTTATCAAGGCCGCTGTGGTTCCTCGGCGAATCGCTGAAGCTGCTGTCCGGCGCGGATGTTGCCTACTTTGCCGATGGCTGGGAAGCCGCACGCGGGTGCAGAATCGAGCACGAATGTGCCGTTGAGTATGGCATCACTACAATTGAGAATTACAGGAGGTTTGAAAAATGAATTTCAGAGAGGCAAATGTGCCGTGTGTTGGCGAAGCAGCGGTCAGAGAGCCGGAGAGCGTCATGGAGCTGATCGGAAAATCACACGACATCGAAAAGCGAATTGCTGAAACCTTGAGCCGAATGGAAAACAATCTATTTGGCTGCACGCCAAAAGAAGAAAAAGAGGAGGAGCCGCGCTGCCTGCGCGACGTGTGTGCAATGCACTTGAAACGCATGGGTGAGATTGATGAGGTGCTGCGGTCGATTGCGGAAAGGCTGGGCGTGTGATGGAGAGACTGACGTACTTCAAAAACGGGCACTGGCGGATGAAGATTAACGGCTGCCAGTACAGCGGAGAATTTATTGACCGGCTTGCTGCCTACGAGGATAGCGGACTGACCCCGGAGAAATGCGCGGTGTACGGGAAAGCGGACAGAGAAGGCCGCTACATCGTCCTGCGAGACGCGGAGGAGGAAGGGGTTGCAAGGCTCAGAGAGCTTGCTTTGGCCGACAAGGAGGGGCGCGTGGTGGTGCTGCCGTGTGAGGTTGGATCGACCGTGTATACCGAGTTTTGCGACGAGATAGTTGAGAAGCGCATCGGGCAGTTTCATGTGAACGGCTACACGGAACCGCGCCTCTGGGCAGACATCGACTGCGACTGGACAAGCACGCAGTGTGTAAGATGGGATTTGGCGATCGGAAAGACAATTTTCTTGACCCGCGCGGAAGCGGAGGAAAAATTGAAGGAGGTGCAGAAGGGTGATTGAATTGAAACCCTGCCCGTTTTGCGGAGGAACGGCAAAGATGCGGCATGATTCTGATGGCCCCGGCTATTCCTATGTCGAGTGCGAAAAATGCCGCATGAAAAGCGTTCGATTTATGCGTGCTTTTGAGAGAGCAAGTGATGAGGCCGCGGCAGATTTTTGGAACAGGAGGGTGAGCGATGTACATTCTGGACAGCGCACAGAAAAGCGTGATTGAATTGAAACCCTGCCCGTTTTGCGGGGGACAAGTTAAGTTCTTGACCATGGACGACGAGTTTAACATTCGCGACGAGGAGTATGAAAAAGACCCGTGGAGCGGATTGCAGTATGGACTGTACCACGACGTGAAAGATAACGAAGGCTGCCCAATTGCCACACACGTCGACGAAATACTTGGAGTGTATGGCTACGACACGAGAGAGGATGCCGCTGATGCTTGGAACGAGATGTGGAACAGGAGGCGCAGAAATGGCTGAATACATTGAGCGAGAAGCTGCGATTGACGCAATAATGAAGGTGTACGTCAGAACTGCCGGGTACAAGGCGAGAGAACGCATTTTTGAGGCAGAAGAAGCAGTACACCGATTGCCTGCCGCCGACGTTGTGCCGGTGGTGCGGTGTAAAGATTGCCAGAACTTGCGGCAGAGCGGGACGGGATGGTGGTGCTGCGAGTATGGCGGGACGATCACTCCGCAGGATTATTGCAGCCGGGCAGAACGTATTACCAACACAGCAGAGCCGCAGCGCGTGCCGTGGGAAGCGGATTAGGAGGGAGAAAGCATGACAGATAACCAGATCAAGTCCCCAGACCTGTGTGAGCGCTGCCGGTACTCTGACGAGTTGTGCGAGGCTCCGCGATCCTGCACAGGCTGCAAGCAGCACATCAATGCGCCGACGATCCTTTATCTCTGCCGGTGCGACACCGTAAAAGACGGAACGGTGTGTAAGTATTTTGAGGAGGCGGAAATGTGAAAGAAACGATGGTACTTATCAACCCGCGCAAAGGCGACGGAAACGGCGTGTGTGACGCGCGAGTTCCGCTGCGTGAGCTTGTCCCAGGCCTGCGGCTGACGCTTCCAGTCAATGGAACTGGCCACAACGATCCCCCGGTGTCGCATAGATGCGTCGTCCGTCATGTGCATTATGCGCACCACTGGATCCGAGTAGAGTACAAAATGAGCGGTCAGACGCTGTCGGAGTGCTTCAAATTTGTAGAGGAGGCGAGTTAGCATGTATTATGGCTGCGACATGGGCTATAAAATGGCCGAAAATGATCTTCGCAACTATGCTGCAAACAAGGCCGCAATTATCAACCTTCGGGAGCAGATTAAAAACTTGGAGGATGAGGCCGGACAGATTCGGAGCGCGACAGCAGATGCAACGCCGGTGCAGGGCGGCGGCTCCACGCGTGAGGATCGGATGCTGTCTAACATCCATATGCGGGACAAGCTCGCCGGGGCGTTGAAATCTGCGGAATCGGATGTTTCCAGAGTGGAGCGGGCACTTGCGCTGCTGGATGACGAAGAGCGGCTGATCCTAAACCGGTTCTACATCAATCGACACAAAGACAGCCTTTTCAGGCTGATGGAGGAGCTAGGAATCGAGCAATCCGCAGTTTACGAGCGAAAAAGCAAGGCCTTCTTCCATTTTCGGAAAGCACTATACCCGGCAGCGCTCTAAAATCCGGAAAAAAACCGGAAGAAATCCGAAAGGATCTGTGCTACAATGGTATCGTAAATAATTGCGCATGGCACCGGAGGAATCTTCGGTGCCTTTGCTATTGGAGGAAATCGCGTGGACGTTAAAAATATTCCGCTGGGCAATATTGTCCCATATGCCAAAAACGCAAAAAAGCACGATAAGACGCAGATTAAAAACGTCGCGGAGAGCATCAAGCAGTACGGCTTTGTGCAGCCGATTGTCGTTGACCGTGATGGCGTGATCGTTATTGGACACTGCCGCGCCCTGGCGGCAAAGCAGCTCGGCATGACGGAAGTGCCGTGTGTCTGCGTGGATGACCTCACGCCGGAACAGGTGAACGCTCTGCGGCTGGTGGATAACAAGAGCAACGAGAGCGACTGGGACTTCGACCTGCTGGCGGAGGAGCTGCCTGGTCTTGACCTGTCGGCGTTTGACTTTGATTGGGGGCTGCGAGACGAGCTGGACAATTCCGTAGTGGAGGACGATTATGACCCTGCGCCACCAGCAGAACCAAAGAGCAAGCTGGGCGATGTGTATCAACTTGGCAACCATCGGCTTATGTGCGGCGATAGTACGTCTCTGGCAGATGTGCAAAAGCTTGTGGGTGGGGCACAGATGGACTTGCTCCTCACGGATCCCCCGTATGGCGTCGACTATACCGGGAAAACGAAGAGCGCACTTAAAATAGAAAATGATAGCAAAACAGATGATGAGTTTATTGAGTTTCTCAAAAGTGCTTTCTTGGCTGCTGATGCAGTGATGAAGCCAGGCGCTGTGTTCTACATCTGGCACGCCGATTCAAAAGCATATGTTTTTAGAATGGCGTGCCAGATGGCGGGGTGGGAAGTTCGACAGGTTCTTATCTGGGTAAAGAACGCAATGGTGATGGGTCGGCAGGACTACCAGTGGAAGCACGAGCCGTGCTTGTATGGCTGGAAAAGTGGCGCCGGCCATTTGTGGGCTTCAGATCGTAAGCAGACCACTGTGTTGGAATTTGACAGACCGTCACGCAACGCAGAACACCCTACAATGAAGCCCATTCCACTTTTTGACTACCAAATCAAAAACAACACTAAAGGTGGAGACACAGTGCTTGACTTGTTTGGCGGATCTGGGACAACGATTATGGCATGCGAGCAGAACGGAAGGAACGGCTATTGCATGGAGTACGATCCGAAGTATGTCGATGTCATTATTGATCGATGGGAGAAATTCACCGGTAAAAAGGCGGTGTTGCTGAGTGACTAATGCGCAGTTTACGGCGAGGAAACTCCTTAAAAAGCATCAAGAGCATCTTACGTCGCACCAAATAAAGACGCTCAACGGGCTTATAAAGGCTGGGAATATCGAAGGGGCGCTGAACGGGCTGCACACTATCCTCGCGCGAGAAATTGCCGGAAGAAAGGAGGGCGCATATGGCAAGACCAAGAAAAGAGATAGATCAAAAGCAGTTCGAGAGCCTGTGTGCTCTCCAGTGCACAATCGATGAGGTGTGCGGCTTTTTTGATATCTGCGCAGATACGCTAGAGACATGGTGCAAACGCACATATAAAGAGAGTTTTTCGAAGGTTTTTGCTAAAAAGAGAGGCGCGGGGAAAATTTCCCTCCGCAGAATGCAATGGAGGCTTGCGGAGAAAAATGCAACAATGGCTATTTGGCTCGGAAAGCAGTACCTCGGCCAGCGGGATGCGCCGGAGGACGCAATCGACACCGAAGACACGGACGCATACCTGAAAGAAGCGGGTATTGAATGAAATCAACGACGCTGCGGCCACAGTTCGGGGAGAAGCACAAGGCGTATATTTACGCCGCTACCCGCTGCACGATATCCGTCGCCGAGGGCGCCGTTCGCGCGGGCAAAACCATCGACAATATCGCGGCCTTTGCGGCGCTCATCAACAAGGGAACACCGGATAGGATCCACCTTGCTACCGGATCGACGGCGGCGAATGCAAAGCTCAACATTGGCGACGCGAACGGCTTCGGGCTTGAGTACCTTTTCCGGGGACGCTGCCGGTGGACAAAATATAAAGGCAATGAAGCGCTCGTGATTAAATCTCACGGGCGTGATTACGTTGTTATCTTCGCAGGCGGCGCGAAAGCGGACAGTTTCAAAAAGATTCGCGGCAACTCCTACGGCATGTGGATTGCAACCGAGATCAACCTCCACCACGAGGACACGATCAAGGAAGCTTTTAACCGCCAACTTGCGTCGAAGGTTCGCCGGGTATTTTGGGACTTGAACCCGTCCTCACCTGGGCACTGGATATACAGAGCATATATAGATAGATTCGCGGAGCAATTCGGCGAGCGGTATAATTACCAGCATTTCACCATCCGCGATAATGCAACGATCACGCCGCAGCGCCTCGCGGAGATTGAGAGCCAGTACGACCCGTCAAGCATATGGTACCGGCGGGATATCCTCGGAGAGCGCTGTATTGCCGAGGGCCTTGTCTACCCGATGTTCGATGATTCCTGCGTCGTTGATGCCGCCCATGAGAGCGGAGGAGAGTATTATATATCCGTGGACTACGGCACGCTGAATCCATTTTCTGCGGGCTTGTGGTGTCTTAAAAATGGGGTTGCGACGCGCATCCGGGAGTATTACTATTCCGGGCGCGAGACAAACCGGCAGAAGACGGACAGCGAGTATTATGCGGAGCTGGAAAAGCTGGCGGGCGACCTTCCGATAGAGTGCATTATCATTGACCCGTCGGCGGCGTCTATGATCACAGAGATTATCCGGCGCGGGAGGTACATCGTCCGCAAGGCCAATAATAACGTGCTGCCGGGAATAAGTTACACGGCGGCGCTTTTGCAGGCCGGTCGGCTGAAGATCGGGAGCAGCTGCAAGGACGCAATCCGGGAATTCGGCCTGTATAGCTGGGATGATAAGTCGCAGGAGGACAAAGTCATCAAAGAGAATGACCATTGCATGGACGACATCCGCTATTTTTCATTTACCGTTCTGCGGCAAAAACTATTTTACGAGATGAGGGATTACCGTGATGCACTGGAAACGGTGGATGATCAATAAATTTCTCCCGGCGTGGTGCCGGTCGGAGCTGATGGACGAGAATCGGAGGCTCGCGGAAAAGATAGAAAAACAGGCGGCATTGATTGACCGCCTGAACGCGTACATTGACGGCTTGCAGGATGCTCTATGCCGCCAGCCGAGAATCATCATTAACGGAGGTGACGCGCATGGGGATCATGAGCGCAATCTTTGACGCAAATAAAATCCACAATTTCGAACAGGCGTTCGGCGCGAAAGACCTGACCACGCCGGAGATGCGTGCAGCCATCGTCGATTGGTATGCGTTGTATTACAACAGTGCACCGAGCGATAAAGAGGATCCATGCCAGCGGCTCCCCGTTGCGATTGTGTCCAAGATTTACAAGGCCATGTTTGGCGAGTATGCAACGCAGGCGAAGGACGAGTTCGTGCTTTCCCTCTTGGACGAGCTGTCTGCACAGCGCAAGGCCGCAACGCAGCAGATGCTGACCGGCGGGCAGTGTTTCCTCAAGCCGGTTATTGGCGACGGGGGGATTACCTTCGGCATCGTCAACCGGCAGAATTATATTCCGCTGGCCAGAGATGCGCACGGGAATATTACAGACATCGGAACGGCGGAGATCACCGCAGTCGGGAAGACGATATATACGCTTCTCGAGCGCCGGACGGTGGATGCACGTGGATATCTCACAATTGAGAGCCGCCTGTTCCGGTCGGAAAGCCGGGGCATCCTCGGAACGCAGATTCCGCTTGCAACGCTCGATAAGTACGCGGAGCTTGTGCCGGAGCTGCGATACAGTGAGCCGGTCGGCTCTGTAGGCCTTATCCCGCTGCGCAGCCCTGCGGAAAACTGCGTAGACGGTTCTCCGGATGCGGTATCTGTTTATGCTGCTGCGGTTGGGCTGATTCACAACATCAACCGTAACGAGGCGCAGCTCAACGTTGAGTTTGAAAACGGCGAAAGCCGCCTGATCGTGCCGGATACAATGCTCCGGAGGCGACCGGACGGCACGCGGGGGCTGGATGCGCATGTATTTGTCGGTGCGCCGCCTGACGTGGACGGGAAGAGCACAATTACCCCATTCTCTCCTGGCCTGCGAGAACAAAATTTCCTCGCACGGAAAACTGAGTACCTGCGCAATATAGAGAGCCTGATCGGCCTCAAGCGCGGGCTTCTGTCCGATGTCGAGGTTGCAGAGAAAACCGCGACGGAGATCACGAGCAGCGCAGGCGAATACAACCTGACAGTTATTGACTTTCAGGGGCAATGGGAAGCCGCCGTCCGCGAGGCGGTTCGCGTATGCGACATCCTCGGGCGCATTTACAAACTGCACAGCGGCACGATTGACCCCGACAAGGACGTTGCGATCTCGTGGGGCAATGGGGTCCTCTATGACGAGGATCAGACTTGGGCGGACTATAAGGCGATGGTGTCGGCCGGTTGGCTCAAGCCGGAGATCGCACTCGGCTGGTATTTTGATATGCCTACAGAGAAGGAAAGCGACCTTGCGAAGATACGCGAACGGTATATGCCGGAAGCAGAAGAAATTGACGATGAAGGAGGAACTGACGATGGGCGGTAGAGGATCGAGCGGCGGAGTTGGCTCGAATGCATTTAAGGGGAGCCGGGACGGGGCGATCCTCGGCGGTAAACCGAGGGAGATCGAATCGTACCAGAGAGAGGCGCGAGGATGGAGCCCTGCGTATAGTAAGGATGAAATCCTGGAGGCTAAAACAGATGGATACGGGAATTTGACTTTCACTTATGCAAGAGCGGACTCTTACGAAAAGACGGCGAAAACAAACCGAACCGTGTACACGAAGTATACTCTACAAGCCGGTGCCGTAAACGGAGAAACCTTCGGTATAGATTGGAGCAAAGTGCAATCCATTTCCGGGCAGACATACGGATTGCGGGATGCGGCCAAAAAGGCGGGGCTTTCTTGGGATGGCACAAGAAAGCAGTGGCGCCGTAAATGATAAACTTTGAGAATCTGGACAAGGCAGTATTTCCCGGCGACGGCCCATATTGCATCCCGGAGATCGCGCCAACGGAAATATATCCACATGGGGTGGAGTTTATCCCCATGAACTATGCGCAGAGCACAAAAGACCCAGCGGGGAAGGTTGTGCACTGCTTTGTGGATGATTATCAGTTCATTCGGTACTGGAATCAGCCGGATAAATACATACCGCGATTGTCGCAATTCGCTGGCGTGTGCGCCCCTGATTTCTCGACCTACACAAATATGCCGCTCGCAATGCAGATTTATAACCACTATAGGAAGCACTGGCTTGCGGCATACTGGCAGCTCCACGGGCTGACGGTTTATCCGACGATCTCGTGGAGCGACGAGAAAAGCTATGACTGGTGCTTTGACGGGGAACCTATCGGCGGTATTGTCGCGGTTTCAAGCGTCGGGACACAGATCGGAAAAGAAAGTCAGCGACTTTTCCTGCGCGGATATGAAGAGATGATGAAACGACTTGACCCGAAATGGGTCATTTTTTACGGTATCGTTCCGCCAGAATGCGACTGGAATGTGATACGCGTAAGGCCATATCAAGATGAAATCAAGAAACGGAGTCCTGCCAATGCTTCGCGCGGAAGAGATTGAAGCCCTGCGAGATGCTTCGACCGATCTTCTTCGGCCTGTGATCGAATACCTCCTGCGGGATATTGCCGAGCGTGTCGCAAAGGCCGGGCAGCTCACTGCGACTGCGCAGTATGAAACGTGGAAGTTGCAGCAGCTCGGCGTGTCACAGCGGGATTTGCGTACTTACCTCAAAAAGGCGCTCAAGGTATCGAACGCCAAGCTAAAGCAGCTTCTCACGCAGAGTGCCGAGGCTGGCTATAATTACGACCTGAGTTCCCTGCCGACGGTGCGGGCGATCCCGTTTGAAGAAAACGAGGCCGTGCAGCAGATTGTCCGGGCGGCAATTGCACAGACGCAGGGAACGCTTGAGAACCTCACGCAGACCCTCGGCATGGTTGACCCTTACGGCAATGTGAATCCGCTGCGCGACACCTACCGCAAGTGCATGGATTACGCCTTTGAGCAGGCGTCCAGCGGCGCGGCAGATTATAATACAGCCATCCGGGAGGCCACGCGCAACCTCGCCGCCAAGGGCGTGGAATTCATCGACTACGAATCCGGTGTTACGACGAGCTTGGAGGCGGCGGTGCGGCGGAACATCATGGGTGCGCTCGGCATGATACAGGAGCAGATCAGCCAGTACAACCACGACCAATACGGTGCGACCGGCTGGGAGATCGACGCGCACAGCAACTCCGCGCCCGACCACGAGCCGATACAGGGCAAGCAGTACACGGACGCGGAATATGAGGTGCTGAATAACAGCCTCGTGCGCCGCATCGGTACGCTGAACTGCGGCCACTCTGCGCACCCGATTGTGTACGGCGCAAGTGCCCCGCAGTACACGCCGGAAGAGCTGGAAGAAATGCGGCAGAAAAACGAGACGGGCATCAACTTCCGGGGCAAGCATTACACCGGCTACGAGGCCACGCAGAGGCAGCGGAGGCTTGAGCGTGCGATTCGTGCGCAGAAGCGGAAAATTCTGATTGACAAGGCCATCGGCGATTCGGAAAAGCTGGAAACCGACCAGATCAAGCTGCAACTTTTACAGCAGGATTACAAAGCCTTTTCCAAGGCTGCGGGTCTGCGCACACAGCACGAACGGCTTGAAAAGGTGGGGTTTGCATGGAAAGAGGCCACGGAAGCAAAAAATACGTATCAATCTATTGCAAAGCAAGCGAATTCGATGTATGATACAGGCAGTGAGGCCGGGAACATCGCCGCATGGCAACGCGACAAGCCAATCCGTGAGAGTATACGCGCCGACAAGCAACGGCTGATCATCAATCAGGAAAAGCAGTCCCGGCACATAAAAGGGACGGACGGATATGTGCAGGGCCGAAGCTATGTTACAGTAGACAAGGACGAATTGCAAGCTATCGTAAACCAATATGCAGGAACAGGAGAAATCCAGCGCTCTGTAAAGGGTGTGTTCATGCAGAAGGAAATTATTACGATAGACCGCCAGATTGGTGTAAGCATAAACCCAGAAACCCTAGAAGAAACGCCGACAAATCGAGCATATATACACTATAGCAAATCTGGCTCACACGTTGTGCCGACGGCGAAGGAGATGAAGAAATGACGAAATTATTCGAATATTTCGGGAAGAATATTGCTATTGTTGATGCAGAAGGCACAAAATGGCAAGGCCACGCTGCGGCATACACACCGGCCATCGACAGCGAGAACGGAGAAGAAGAAATTGCCATCCAAACAAAGAATGGATTGATTGGGTTTTCTGCGTCCGATATTGACAAAATCGAATATGCAGATTAGGGACTATGAACTGTCATAGTCCTTTTTTGCATCCGTTTGGAGTAATTAACATGATGGATCTATACTTGAAATGCCGAATCATCGGATGGATAATCCGGCTCGGGATTCTGGCAATCGCAATCTTGGCCGTGGTTGCTTACGGGATATACCTCGTTAAAAATCGCTGAGGTCAACTCAGCGGAACAACTGAATGATGATTTAAGGCACTGTGTAAAACACGGTGCCTTTTTTCATACCCATTTGGCCTATCTGCGGGCCTAAAACGCAGGACGGCGGGAGCTGGCGACCTCCTAAAACGCCTAGCCGGGAAAGGAAAAAACAATGAAAACGGAATTTTTACAGAATTTCAAGGTTGGCGATCAGGCTCTTCCGAAGGAGATCATTGACGCAATCCTCGCCGAGAATGGCAGGGACATTGAGGCGGCGAAAAAGCCGTTTGCGGACTATGAATCTGTCAAGGAGCAGCTCAAGACCGCCAAGGAAGGGCTGAAAGCCTTTGAGGGCGTGAGCGTGGAGGACTTGCAGGGCAAGATCACCACACTCACCAAGCAGCTTGCCGACAAGGACAAGGCATGGCAGGCAAAGCTCGACGGGATGGCCTTTGATGGACGCATCAAGGACGCGATCACCGCCGCCAATGGCAGGAACGCCAAGGCAATCGCAGCGCTGCTTGACGTGGATGCCCTCCGCGCCAGCAAGAACCAGGACGGCGACATCAAGGCCGCTCTGGAATCCCTCAAGAAGGAAAACGGCTATCTGTTTGAAGATGATCCCCCGGCGCGTTATGCGTCCGGCACGGGCACGCAGCAGATGACCGGTCAGAACGATGCTCCGGACTCTCTCGCCGGAGCGTTACATGCAAAATACGACAAATAAGAAAGGATGATTTAACAAATGTCTATTACTCTCGCAGAAGCCAAGGTCGGCATGGCCGACAAGGTCGATCAGATGATCGTCGACGAGTTCCGCCGCAGCTCCCTGCTGCTGGACAAGCTCGTTTTTGACAACGCAATCTCCCCCGGCACGGGCGGCTCCACGCTGACCTATGGTTACATCCAGCTCAAGACGCCCTCCACCGCTGCCGTCCGCGAGATTAACAGCGAGTACACCGCAGGCGAAGCAAAGCGCGAAAAGAAGACCGCAAGCGCCGTCATTATGGGCGGCTCCTTTGAGGTCGACCGTGTGCTCCAGAACACCTCCGGCGCGGTTGACGAGCTGGCTTTCCAGGCTCAGCAGAAAATCAAGGCAACCAGCAACTACTTCCACAATCTCGTTATCAATGGCATTGCAGCAGCCTCCGGCACGGGATATGTACCCAAAACATTCGACGGCCTGCGCAAGCTGCTTGATGGATCCTCCAACAGCTTTACCACGGATATCGACCTCTCCGATGCGGCAAAGGTGACCAGCAACGCCAACGCTTTCATCGATCAGCTCGACCAGCTCGTTCACGCGATCGACGGCGATACCTCCATGCTCCTGATGAATGGTGATATGCTGCTCAAGGTGCGCGCTGCGGCTCGCCGCGCCGGATACTACGAGCGCACGAAGGACGACTTCGGCCGCGTTGTTGAAACCTTCGCTGGCATCCCGCTGATGGACTGCGGCAAGTACTTCAACGGAACCAGCTCCGTCGATGTTATCGGCACGTCCACGGCCAGCGCAAGCGCAGCCGGTACTTCCAGCATTTATGCTGTCAATATCGCGCTCGACGGCTTCCACGGCATTTCCCCGGTCGGAACTGGCGTGATCAACTCCTACATGCCGGACATGACGGCCCCCGGCGCAGTCAAGAAGGGCGAGGTCGAGCTTGTTGCTGGCGTAGTCCTGAAGAACACGCTCAAGGCGGCGGCTCTGAACGGTATCATTCTGAAGCCGAAAACTGGCGGCTAAAGCTGGAGGTAACGCCCATGACGGATTTTGAATTTTATCGCACCCAGTACATGGGCGATTCCATCGCCGAAGCCGATTTCCCTCGCCTGATTCGTCGGGCGGGGGAAACGCTTGCCCGCTATAAACGTATCTATTCCGTCACTTCCCCTCAGGAGGATGCGGAGGCTATGGCGGCGTGCGCTATGGCTGATGCTCTGGCGTACTATGACGCAGCTTTAAACGGCGCTGGCGGCGCCGTCAGCTCGGCAAGCATCGGAAGTGTGTCCGTCAGCTATGCAGGCGCAGCAAGCGCGGCGGACCTGTCACAAAGTGCGCAGGAAGCGGAGCTTTTCCGCTGCGCTTGCCTGTATCTGGATATCTACAGGGGGTGCTGCTGATGTTGTCCCTTCGACAGCGCGGCCCAGTGGATTACCGGCTCTGCACGCAGACGGTGACCGTGTACCACAAGGACGGAGACGCCTACACGCGTACTGTATACGACCGCGCTTTTCTGGATTTCAAGAAAACACAGAACGTAGACAAGACAGGCAGCAGCGAGAGCAATTCCTTTTTGCTCGTCATCCCGTGCGACCATCAGACGGTGCACGTTGGGGACAAAGTTTTGCTCGGGATTGGCGCGGAGATCACCACGCGGGAAGCTTGGGCGGCTTTCGTCCCTGTCAAAGTGCCCGGTCTGTGCGTGGTCAAGTACGTCGATCCCAAATACTGGCGCGGGGATATGGTGCACATCGAGGCGGGAGGTTGATATGCCGACCTACATCAGAATCAACACAAAAGGCATAGATAATCTTGTACGGCGGCTCGGCTCACAGCAGCTCGCGCAGCGGGCGCAGATCGCAATGACGCGAGAAGTCGACAAGCGCATCGGACGGTATATGGCTTTCCGTACCGGTGTGATGTCCGGCAAAGCAAAGCGCATGATTTCCCCCTCGCAAATCCTCGTTGATACGCCATACGCGCGGTATCAGTATTACGGCAAGGTGATGGTCAACTCCAAGACCGGCAAGGGGCCGCGCGTGATTCCCGGCGTTGGTTTCCGCTGGCCGAAGGGCGCGATTCTCAAGGTCACGGACAGGCCGTTGCAGTATGACACCAGCAAAAATGAAAAAGCCGGCCCTTATTGGGACAAGGCGCTCATGGACAACGAAAGCACCGAAATCTGTGAATCCGTTGCAAATGAGATTATCCGTGCGGCAAGGGGGGAATGACCATGACAGCGCTTGAAAAAGTCCGCGACTGGATTGCCACTTATCCCGGTTATAGTTCCCTTGACGGCCTGAGCGTTGACTACACCGACGCAAAGCCGGACAACGGTGGCTTGATGCCGGGAGGCTTGACGGAGATCAGCCGAGCGGAGGACATTCTCGGGAATATCGTCGTTACCAACCAGTACAGCTTCACGCTGTACTTTCTTTTTGCCAAATCGCCGGGGGATGACATCGGCGCGGAGGCAAATGCGCAATGGCTGCTTGCATTTCAGGATTGGGTGCAGGAGCAGTCCATCCGGCGCACCGCTCCCGTCTTTGGGGACGATGCGCGAAAAGAAACCATTAAGGCGCAGAATGGCACTCTCATCGGCGCAGACGAGGAAGGAACCGCCTGCTATACCGTGCAGCTCACTGCGCAGTTTATCAAAAAATTTGAATACGGAGGTTAAAAAATGATCGAAAGAAAGCTTATGGCGCACTACATTGACGCTGGCTTCGGCGGCGACGGCGGCGGCTCTTATACTCCGTCCTATGTCCGGCTGGGCAAGGATCTTGAGGAATACAACGTCGAGCTGAACCCCGACACCGAAACCAGCAAGAACATTCTCGGTGAATCCACCTTCAAGCACAAAGGCTATGAGGTGTCTGCTGATGCGGATCCCTACTATGCAGAAAAGGGCGATGCGCTCTTCGCGAAGCTTCAGGAGATTGTCGACAACCGCTCCACCGGCGATGCCTGCAAGACCACCGCTGTGGAAGTGCACCTTTGGGAAGCGGAGACATCCGGCGCGTTCCCGGCATACCGCGAGGATTGCTATGTCGTGCCGACGTCCTACGGCGGAGACACGTCCGGTTATCAGATCCCGTTTACGGTCTACTACACCGGCAACCGCGTGAAGGGTACGTTCAACCCTAAAACCAAGGCTTTTACCCCGGCAGAAACTTAAAAGGAGGTCGCAAAAATGGCAGAAACCATGAAGCTTACTGTTGATACCGGCGCGATCACAATCGAGCTGGTCGACGAGAAAGGGCGAGACATCGGCACCTTTGATTTTAATCCTGCCGACTCCAACATTATCCGTCGGTATAAAGAGGTTGTCGAGCGATTTGGCGGGATCGCACAGCGCATCCGTGACGCGGGAGGGCTTGGAGAGGAGGAGGTCTGCAAGGTGTCCGACGAAATCGCGGAACAGATTGATTATCTCCTCGGTTACAACGTGTCAGAGCAGGTGTTCTGCCGTCTTGGAGCCCTCACGATCACCGGGAACGGTGACCTTTACTTTGAACGAGTGCTTGACGGTATCGCGGATGTGATCGAGAAGGTCACGAACAAGCGCGTCGAGAAAAAGCTCGAGCGAGTCCGAAAGGCGACCGAAAAGTACAGTAAATGACAAACCGCTGGGAACTTCCCACGTCGCTCGATGTCGGCGGCGTGGGAGTCCCTATTCGCACGGATTACAGGGCAATCCTCGACATCCTTGCACATTTTAACAGCCCTGAATATGAAGAAGATGAGAAACAGCTCATTTGCCTGAAAATCCTATACAAAGAGGAAATACCGCCTGCGCATCAGGCAGAAGCGATACAGCAAGCCATTGCATTTATTGATGGCGGCGAAAAAAAGGAGTCCGGGGCAAATCCGCGCCTGATGGATTGGGAGCAGGATGCACCAATCCTTGCGCCGGCGCTGAACAAAGCACTAGGGATGGAAATCCGGTCCGTCCCGTATTTGCATTGGTGGACGTTGCTCGGAGCGTATATGTCTATCCGGGAGAGCCTGTTTTCTGAGGTGGTGTCCATCCGGCAGAAAAAGGCAAAGCACAAAAAGCTAGAAAAGTACGAACAGGAATTTTACAGGGAGAATAAATCCCTGATTGATATTCAGCCTCGGTTATCTGCCGAGGAACAGGCGGAGATTGACCGCCTGAATGAGATGCTGAAATGAGGTGGGGCGTATGCCACAAGCAGACGGTAGAATTGTAATTGAGACATCCCTGGAATCCGGAGGGATAAAGGCAGGCGCCAGAGAAATCGCTGCCGCCTGCAAGAATGCGGCGCAAACCGCTGCACAGATGGGCGGCAAGGCGCAGGTCGCGATCGAAAAGGCGGCGAACGCCGTTTCCCGGCAAAACGCGGCATATGCACAGCAGTTGCGCAAGGTGGATGCGCTGCAGAAAAAGCTGGCTCAAATGGAGAAGGAGCCGGTAAAGTCCGAGAAATATGCAAAAGCAACAGATGAAGTTGAACGATTAACAGTCGCTCTGGCAAATGCACGGAAGGAACGCAACGAACTGCTTGATTCCGGGGCCGACCCAGATGCCTATCCGGCAGTTGGCGCAGCCGCAAGGGTTGAAATGATCAAAAAAGAGCTGGTGCAAGCGAAAGCTCTAAAGGCGGAACTTGAGAGCAAAGGAACCGCCTACGTCCCGCAGGACACCTCCGTCGTCACCGCGCAGCTCCAGCGGGAGGAAGCAAAGCTTGCACAAATGAATGCAGCGCTCGGAACAAGCTATGCGGCGCTCGGTCAAAAAGTCGCAAAATACACCGGAGAAGCTGCTCAGGGAGAGGCGCAGACGCATCGGTTCAAGAAAGCTATGCAGGGGCTTTCGCGTGGAATTGGCCAGGGGGCGCTTCGCGGGCTTTCTTCCGTCGGGAAAAAGCTCAAAGGGTTAGTTTCCAGCTTGATAAAGGGGCGCAAGAGCGCCGGTAAAATGAATAGCTCCTTCAAAGGAGGGATTGGTACCATCCTGAAATACGGGATCGGTATACGATCGCTGTATGTACTTTTTAACAAGCTGCGCGGAGCGATGAAGGAAGGAATAAACAATCTGGCAAAGCAAGACTCCGCGATGAATGCCAGCCTTTCTTCCCTCAAATCATCTCTGACACAGTTAAAAAACTCGATTGCGGCGGCGTTTTCCCCGGTCATCACTGCTGTCGTCCCCATCCTAAACACACTGATTGGCAAACTGGTTGATGCTACAAACGCAATCGGTATGTTCCTCGCTGCGATTTCTGGACAGACGACGTACAAAAAGGCAACGGCGGCGCAGGAGGATTATGCGGCATCCTTGGAGGGAACAGCCTCCGCTGCAAAGGATGTGCAGCAGAATCTCTCTGGTCTCGACGAGATCAATACGTGGAACAATGCAAAGAGCGGAGGCGGCGGCTCGTCCGGCGGCTTTGAAAATGCGGAGATATCAAACGAGATCAACGACATTGCTGCCATGATAAGAAAGGGCAAATGGGACGAGCTTGCAAGTGCTCTTGCGGATAAGATAAACGGGCTTGTTCTATCCGTCGACGCGAAAGAGGTCGGAGGCAAGATCGCAAGCGTTATCAACAGCGGCGCGAAGATCGCATCGTCGTTTTTGGAGCGGGCCAGCTTCGACCTGATCGGGGATAAAATTGCAGCGACGATTGTCGCGTCCGTCGAGCGGATCGACTGGTCCCGCCTTGGTGGGCTTTCCGTCGCCGGAGTGAATATGCTGATTGATTTTGTCGATGGCCTGACGCGGAGAATGTCAGCCATCGGGAAAGACGGGAGAACCGGCTGGAAGAAATTCGCGGACGCGGTATCTGATTTTGTAAATAGCGCCATAAAATCAATCAAACTTTCGAAGTTTGTGAAGGCAACCTCCAGCTTAATCAAGGGGCTTAACGATTTGATCTCATCCGCCATCACAAAATTGGACTGGCGCGGATTTGCCGGCAAGATCGCAGACGCCGTCGGAAATATCGACATCAGCGGAATCATTGGTGGTGCGACGAAGGTTTTTAGCAAGCTTGTCGTTGGCCTGAACGGACTGCTCAAGGGTCTTTTGGATGGCCTTGACTGGTTCTCGCTTGGCGAGGATGTCACCCACGCAATCAAGCAGCTCCTTGAAAATATTGACTGGGTGCAGCTGCTGTGGGATGCAGCCATCATCCCGATAAAGACAGCATGGGGCATCTTAAAAGGCATAGCAGGAGGCATCGCCGGAATCTTTACCTCGAGCCAGGAGCCAGTGCAGTACGTAACAGACGAGCTGCTCGACGTGCAGAATCAGGTGGAGGCGGTCAGAAGAGGCTCTGAGGACTTACACGATTATCTCTCAAATCTTGATCTATCTGTCCAACCCGAAAAACTCGGCAAACTCGAGCATGCACGCGATCTGGTAAACGAGATTTTTACTCTTAATGATAAGCAGTATAAAACCAACGAGGAGATTGAAGAGCTAAAGGCAAAAATTGAACTGTTAAACGACCTTGACCTTGACGGGGTACGGTTGGAATTTAATGAAACCTCGAAAAGCGTCACAGGAACCAAAGAGGCGGTGCTCGGCACAATCGACGCGCTTAAGAAGCAATATGAGCTTGAGGCCAAAAAGGAAGTCCTTGTGGATCTGTACAAAAAGCAGTGGGAGGCCAAGCAGAGACTGACAGAAGCGGAAGAAGCTCACACAAAAGCGCAGGAAATCGCGGACGCAAAGCTTGACGAGTGGAAGCAAAAGGAAAAGGAAACGCAAGCCCTCTACGAAAAACGCATTGCTCTCGGCGAAGAGTATAACGAGGCACTGAAAAAGAATGAGCTTGGTACGCGTGACTGGCGCGGAGAGATGGACGCTCTCGACTACGCCTACAACAAATCCATTGAGTCGCAAACAAAGCTAAAACAGGAATACAAAGACACCCTGCCGTACCTCAACGAAACCCGCGACGCGCTGAAAGGCGCAACGGATGACTATAACACCCTTGGAACATCCATAGACAACGTTGCGCAAAGTATGACCGACACAATGCGGGAGTCTGGCGCAACTGCGGGCCGCGCATGGGTCGAAGAGTTCGAAAAGAACAGCCGTCAGTTAGGTACGGTCTTAAAAAAAGTGGCTGACGGCATTTATTTTGACCTTACGACATCCGGTGGGCGCATTTCGCTCAAGACCCGTACTATTTCGGCGTATGCCGAAGGTGGCGTCCCGCAGTCCGGGCAGCTTTTCGTTGCGAATGAAGCAGGCCCCGAGTTGGTCGGCAACATTGGCGGGAGGACTGCCGTTGCAAACGCAGCGCAGATCGTCGAGGCTGTTGCAAAGGGCGTTGCGAGAGCCGTCAGGCAAGCGCTCGCCGAAAGCGGGATATCCTCTTTTGTGCGGGAAGCTGCACGGAAGCTGGATAGCCTTACAACCTCTGTCATTCGGCTGCCGCGCAACTCCGCCGAGATCGGAATCCCGCGAATCCGCATGCCGCTTATGGCCAGCGGGAGTGTTATCCCACCGCAGGCAATCTACAGCGCACGACTCGCGCAAAAAGGCGGCGAACAGGAGGCGGATGTTATCCGCCGCGTTATCCGCGACGAGGTCAAAAGCGGCGGTGCCGTGTATCAGTTTGTCGCGCAGCTTAACCGGCGTACGATCTTCCAGGAGATGATCGACGAGGCGAAGCTCCGGCAGGCCAGCAGCGGCATGAATCCGTTCCTGCTTGGGAGGGCGTAATATGGCGCAGAATTACATCACGATCAACAGCGTCAAGATCAAGCAGCCGGATGAAGGGCTTGGCTATTCTTTCGAGACAACCTACACGAGCGATTCAACGCGCGTGCAATCCGGTGCGATGCACGCGACACCGATGTTCACGGTGGAATCCTTCTCTTATGCAGCGTCTTATCTGACCATAGCGGAAATGCAGACCATCTTGCAGAAGGTCGCAAAGGGCGGGAATTTCACGCTACACTACTTCTCCCCGTACTATGGGCAATGGCGGGACGATACCTTCTACGTTGGCAAAGGCTCGCTTGAAATCGGCAGGCTGACGGAGGACGGGGAGTATTTTGACAGTCTTTCGTTTAACATGGTGGGGGTGAATCCGATTGGTTAATGTTTCCGCCGAGTTCAAGAACCTCATGAAGCAGCGGACGGACTTCCTTCCGGAGGCAACCGTCACATTCTCGGATGCATCCACGCTGGATCTCACGCCCGCGAATTTTACAATCAGGAATAACGGCTATACCGACGGGGCAGGCTCAAACGGCCTACCCCTCGGCGTCCTGATCGGCCGGACGATCTCAATCGAGCTGGACAACCACGACGGGAGTCTGTCCGAGCACGACTTTTTCGGGGCGTCGATTGCCCTTCGGCTGCGCTTCCAGGTCTCCGCCAGTGTGGAAAAAATTGCCGTCGGCACTTTTACCGTGCTTACGCCGCAGACCGGCGGAGAAACAATCACCGTCACGGCGACGGATGCATCGTGGCGCACGGACAAGACCTACACGACAAGCGCGACCTTCCCCGCGACGCTCGGAACGTTGCTTTCCGATGCCTGCGATTCCTGCGGTATTCCCTATCAATCGCTGACCTTCAAAAACAGCTCGTTCCTTGTGGATGCTCCGCCGGAGGGAGATTACACCTTCCGGCAGATCATCGGCTATATCGCCTGTATCGCTGGCGGCAATGCCCGCATCAACCGGCAGGGCTATATGGAGATCATATCCTATGATTTTGATCATACGGCATACCACGATTTGACCGACTGGATCAATCTCACCCTTGACACCTCGGATATCACCCTGACGGGGCTTAAAACGTCCAAGACGACCACAAATGAGGATGGCAAGGACGTGCGGGAGGACGTTCTGCAAGGCGCTGACGGTTACGTTCTCGCCGTCACAAATCCGCTGATTCTGGGAAAGGAATCCGAGGCTCTCGGGCTGATGGCCGCAAATCTTGTTGGAAAGAGCTTCCGTAAATTTTCCGGGGATTATATCGGCTATCCGATTGCGGATTTTATGGACGCTGTAAAAATCACAGACCGGAAGGGGAATGCCTACTGGTCGGTAATTACGGACATAGATTTCGTGATTTCCGGTATGACCACCCTCTCAAATAGCGCGTTGTCTGCGGTGGAAAACGCTGGGACATATCCCAGTGCGGAGAGCAAGGCGGTGATAGCCGCTCGGAAGCTCGTCGCGCAGGAGCGCACGGCAAGAGAAACGGCGATTGCACAGCTTAACACGCTGCTTGCGCAATCCTCCGGCATGTACACCACGAGCGTCCCGCAGGAGGACGGATCGACAATCTACTATCTGCATGACAAGCCTACACTCGCAGAATCTAAAAACGTGATGAAGCTCACCGCCGACGCAATCGGCTTTTCCACCGACGGCGGTGAAACATATCCATTCGGCCTTGCGGTCAACGGCGATACAATCACGCGCATCCTTTCGGCTGTCGGCGTCAATGCCGAGTGGGTTAAGGTCGGTGCATCGTCCCTCCCGGATTCCATCGACGACCTCTCGTCGCAGTTGTCCGTGATGCTGGAATCCTTTACGTCGCAGTTTTCCCGCCAGCAGGAAACGATTGACGGGCTACAGACGGATATGACCACAATCCAGCAGAACGCTGACAAAATCACCCTGCAAGTCCAGAAAATTGTTGATGACGGCGTCGACAAAGTCACCACGACCACCGGCGTCACGGTGGACGGCGATGGATTGCACGTCGGAAAAGACGGCGAGGAAATGGAAACCGTCGTCGATTTCGACGGTATGGAGATCAACCGAAATGATACCACCATACTCGCGGCAAAACCGTCCGGTGTTGAGGCCGAGAATGTCACCGTGCGGACGTATCTGACCATCGGGCTGCACGCCCGGTTCGAGGACTATTCCAACGACCGCGACAGCGCCAGGACGGCATGCTTTTTCGTTTAGGAGGTGAGATTGTGGCGAACATCCAAACCAATACCCGGAATACCTACTATGCCATCCTTGTCCTGACCGAGCAGAGCCAGAGCAACGCGGCAAACTCCACCACGCTGGCCTACACGCTCACGCTCTACAACGGCAAGACCAGCTTTTCCGGCTATACCATCGGCTACCGCGTCAAGATCGACGGCGTACAGGTGGCATATCACGATAACACCGGCAACCAAACCTCCATGGGCTGGAACGAGAGCAAGCTCCTCGTGTCCGGCACGACCACCGTTGTGCATAATGATGACGGTAACAAGACCGTATCGGTCGAGATCGAGGTCTGGACGGACAGCAATCCGTACCTGCCGATCTACATTTCCGGCTCTGGGCAAGTCAAGCTGACGCAAATCCTGCGCGAGAGCACGATCTCGGCCACGGATGCCAACATCGGCGCAGTGTCCATGATCGCGGTCAACCGCAAATCTGCGGCCTATACGCACTCTATCCGTTACACCTTCGGAAGCCTTTCTGGCTATATCACCGCAGACGGCGGCGTGTCCGCGTCCGAGGTCAAGCTGTCCTCCACCTACATCGGCTGGACGCTTCCGGAGAGCTTCTACGCGCAAATCCCGAACGCGAAGTCGGCCAAGTGTACGCTGACCTGCAAGACCTACTCCGGCAGCACGCAGATCGGCAGCGCCAAGACCTGCACGCTGACCTGCGTCGCAGCGGAGAGCGTTTGCGCGCCTCAAATTACGGCCAGCGTGGAAGCCTCTGACGAGCTTACCCCGACGCTAACCGGCAGCAGCACCAAGCTCATCCGCTACTGCTCCGATGCGCTTTGCACCATCTCCGCAACCGCCCGTAACAGCGCCACGCTCAAGCAGAAGCGCATTGCCGGTCAGGTAATCGACGGCACGTCCCGCACGATCTCGGCGATTGAGGCGGATGCGGTAACGTTTGATGCAACGGACAGCCGAGGGTATACCACCAGCGTGACGTTGTCGGTCGATCTCGTCCCGTATGTCAAGCTGACCTGCCGCGCCTCGACAACGCGCGAAACCCCGACCGGGGACAAGGTGATGCTATATATTAGCGGCAGCTGGTATAACGGCTCCTTCGGGGCAGCGGATAATACGCTCACGCTCAAATACAAGGTGGATGGCGCATCCGCATGGACGGAGGTCACGCCTACCCTCACCGGCAACACCTACAGCGCACAGGTGGAGCTGACCGGCGTCAGCTATAACGAAACGCATACACTCTCCGTTGCAGCTGCGGACAAGCTCTCGACGGTGCAGGTTAGCGACACCATCAAGCGCGGTGTGCCGGTCTTTGACTGGGGAGAGCATGATTTTGAATTCCATATTCCGGTCTACTTCCAAGGGCAAACCTTAGAGGGAATGTTAGCTCTGAACGGCGATGCAATAACCGGAGTCCTGCCTATCACAAAGGGCGGCACGGGTGCTAAAACGAAGGCAGATGCCCTGGCAAACCTGAAAGCCCTCCCTCTGGCTGGTGGCGCTATGGACGCGGGCAGTAAGATTACCCATCCGGGCAATAGTTCAGCGTGGGCTGGCGGCAGAGATCTCGCTATCCTGAGACGGCCAGATGCAGTAAGAAACAGAGGCCTGTATTATCCTGTGGTATCGTCAAAAACAGTCGATGGCGACTGGACAATAGGGACGCTGGATAATGGACTTTTCCTCAATTACACCAGTGATACAGCTTATACCAACTGGACAGGTAATACACATCAGTTTTTGTTGAATAGTGATGGAAACTTTTATTGGCCGGGAGGCGCACAAGTCCTGGTGAATGGAACACTAGGGGCTAGTGCTAGTTCAGTTCTTAGTGCTAATTTCGACGGTCGCATTTTTAAGAATCTGCTTGTAATGATACGCTCTATTTCCTATAGTGGTGACAAATATAGTTCCTTTGTATTTCCGACGATTGCGGGCGTGTGGGGACTGTTTTTGCCGACCAGCAATGACTACTATCGAGCGGCGATGACCATAAGCGGCAGCGGGGCGAGCATGTCATGCATGTTGCAACTGGACAGCAATGTGACCGGCGTGACTGCCATGATTTATGCGACTGCGTAAGGGGAGGGAAAAATGAAAATTGAGACGGACAAAAACGGATATGTAAAAAACTATGTTATTGTCGGCGAGAGTTCTGCGTGCGGAACGGAAACGGAAATGCCGGAGGGATTTGGAGCGGACAACTACGCGGCTTACAAGCTGATGGACGGTGCACTGGTGCTGGATGCGGACAGGCTTGCTGCCTTGCAGCTTGCAGAAAGGCAGAACGCGATCCGCGCGCGTCGAGAGCGCGAGTGCTACTCAGTGATCAACCGGGGGCAACTATGGTATGAGGGCGTCAGCATCGCGCATCTTGTTGAGCTGCGCAAGTGGTACAAGGCATGGTTGGACGCACCGGCGACGCTGATCATCCCGGACAGGCCTGCTTGGCTGGATTGATTGCACAATCCGGGGCAATCTCGGCGCGGTATGCCGCTGAGGGTGTCCAAATTGGGCATCCTACAACGCAGAAAGGAGGGAGCAATACGGAAGTAGTAGACTGGATTATCCGCGTGGGGGCACTTGCCGGTGCGATTGCGGCGATTGTCGCGCTTGCCAAAAAGGTGATCGCGCCGCTCAAGGACATGAGCGCGAAGATTACGGACATTTCCGCCCGGACGGAAACAATCGAAAAGCACGACAAAGAGCAATATCTCGGCATTTTGCGTCTGACGATCATGTCGGAAGGGATGCCGATCTCCGAGCGCTTGATCGCCGGGGAGAAGTACATCAATGCAAGCGGCAACGGCGCCGTCAAGCACTATTATCAAGAGTTGGTCAAAAATCACACAAAATAAGGAGGATAATGAAATGAAACTGAGCAACAAGGTCTATGACGTCCTGAAATACATCGCCCTAATCGTCCTTCCGGCGCTGGGTACTCTGTATTTCGCCCTTTCCGGTATCTGGGGGCTTCCCTATGGCGAGGAAGTCAAGGGCACAATCCTCGCCGTTGACACCGCTCTCGGCGCGATGCTGTGCATCAGCTCCGCTGCTTACAAGAAGGAGCAGTAAGTAATCCGAAAGGAGGAGAATCAAATGGCAAAAGCAAGCGAGATCATGAAACTCGCAAAGTCTTATGTCGGTACGAAGGAAAGCCCAGCATATAGCAACAACGTCATCTTCAACACCCACTACTACGGGCATGAAGTCAGTGGCGGGAATTATGCGTGGTGTGTCGTATTCGTTTGGGACACCTTCCGCATGGCAGGCGCGTCCAACCTGTTCTGCGACGGAAAAAAGACCGCGTGGGTCGATACCGTCCGTGACTGGGCAAAATCCAAGGGGCTGGTAGTCTCGAAAGATCAGGGGCGTCACGGCGACCTTGCCCTTTTCGATTGGAACCACAACGGTAGCGGCGACCACATTGGATTTATCGACGCCAAAAACGCGGACAGCAGCTATCAGACCTGTGAGGGCAATACCTCCGTCGATAACAATTCCAACGGTGGCGAAGTCCAGATCAGAACCCGCTATCCGTCTGAGATCATGATGATCATCCGTCCGCAGTACGAGGCGGAGGAAATCAGCCCCACACCCACACCGACAAAGGAGGAAACAGTCAAAATGGAACTGAGAATGCTCAAGCGCGGCATGAGCGGCAACGACGTGCGTGCGGCCATGCTGCTGATGAAGGACAAGGGCTATTATCCCTGGAATATCCCGGCGACGGACAAGTTGTTCGGCGCGAAGATGGAGCAGGGGCTGAAAAAGATGCAGGCCGAGCACAACCTCGGCGTGGACGGCATGATCGGCCATAACAGCTGGACGTATCTGCTCAAGTAATGGCACCGCAAGCGCGGCTTCGCCTCCCACCCGAGCTGGACAGCCTGACCAAGGGCGAGATGACGCGAGCGATTGACCAGGCGAATGTTGGCGCAGAAAATGAGAAGATTGCCAGATTGTACTTTGTGGACAGAATTCCGCAGGTGGACATTGCCGCCGAGCTTTACCTCGGGAGGGCTACCGTCCAGCGGCGCTTGCCGGGCATTCTACAAAAAATCGAGATTGCGTCAAAACGCCTGAAGAACTAACTTTTCCCACCCTTCGGGGTGGGAATTATTTATTTGATGCGCAAGTGATGCCGAAGTGAAGCACAGAGCGAGGGGGGAAATGGTAATCTCTACCTATGAGGTGGCCACCTTAAATCTTTTTTCAGGAGGAAACTCAAATGGTAGAAATCGAAAAGACCGGCGGCAACTATGCCTCCAAGGGGCTAGCAGGAACCGCGCTCGGCTTCGGCATTGGCGGCGCTGCGCTTGCTCTGGCAAACGGCGGGCTTGGACTTCTCGGTGCAAGCCGCACGATGGGCGCTGCCCCATACGGCGGCGGTTGCAGCGAGAACACGCCCGTCAGCCGTTACGAGCTGGGGCAGGAGCAGAAGATCGCGGAATTGCAGTCCCAGATCGCACTCCGCGACGCCAACACCTACGGCGATCAGAAGATGCTTGAGATGTACAAGTACATCGACGGGCAGTTGAAGGACGTGCGCTCTGCACTCTGCTCGCAGGCCGTACACAATCAGCGCACGGAGGACAGCTTCGCGCTGGTGCGGCAGGACGTGGAATGCGTCAAGAAGGAGTGCCTTGCTGCGGTTGATCGCGAGGCTGAACGCCGCTGCTGTGGCGACAACTCCATCGTGACATACGCAAACGCAACCTTTTACCCCAAGCAGGTCGCGGACGTCACCACCGGAACCGCCACAACGGCGCAGACGCTCTACAACCCGATCCCGAAGTGCGGGGGCTGCTGCTGCAAGTAAGCGCAAAAAGGGGCGGCAGTAGCCGCCCCGAGCCTTAAAACAGGAGGTTATACACTATGGCAAAGATGGAAAACGTTCAGTCTGGCATTGCGAGATTTATCGACCGCGACATTGCTCCGAGCCTCTCCGGTTGGGACAGAGTGATTATTGCGGCAGGCGGAGGCATTCTGGCCGCACGTTTGCCGGAAATCCTCGCGCAGTACGCCGAGAGACCGATTTTCGCGGCGATGCGCATCTATGACCCTGAAAGCCGAGAGGTGGACATTGATGCCCTCTATCAGGCCGCAAAGCCGTATATGGGCACCGATCCGCTGCCGCTCAAGATTCCGGCGCTGAACGTCACAATAAAAATGGGCAAGAAGGAAATCGACACCCTTTACACCTACATCAAGGAGGAGCTATAAATGAAAACGATAGAGCTTTTGATGGATCACATCGAGGACGAGCTGAACGATGCCTGCACCTATGCAAAGCTGGCGCTGGAATATAAGGGCACGGACCCGGAGATGGCAAACCTTTTCTACAAGCTTTCCGGGGAAGAAATGTCGCACATGACCGCTCTGCACAACTGCGTAGTGAGCCATATCGACGCCTACAAGCGCACTCACGGCGAAGTACCAGAGGCCATGCGGGCCGTGTATGATCACCTGCACAAGCGCCAGGTTGACCGTGCGGAGAGAATCGAAATTATGCAAGCAATGTACAAAAAGTAGCCCACCATAATGATATTGCCGCCCCAAAGGCGGCAATATTTTTTTGCAGGGGGGGTTGACGTGATTGTAATCGTAATATATACTATAACTGTAACGCATAAGCAACGACAACCGCGGAAAAATTAAGCCCCCGCAAGAAATTATCAGGGAGGATGCAACAATGTCAAACATGTCGAACGACGAAATCAAAGCCCTCGCAGAGATTTTCGCTTTGTGTTACAAGGCGACCAATAGCCGAAACGATGCAGACTTAGGTAGTGCTATGGTATTCCCGTTCCGGTATGCGACACAGTACGTCAGAAAACTGCATATGCTCGGCAAGGCAACGCCGGAGCTGGAGGACAGAATTCGCAAGGCTTACGACAGAGTCCATTATGTGCCGGACGATATGTCCAAAGGTGTCCCAACCTCACAACAAGGCGTTTGGATGCAGGAGTTCTACCGCGTCAAATTTGAGAACGCCGAATAAATTATTTGTTGCTTGTGCTTGCAGTTTCCGGCGGAACATGATATGATTGAAACAGCTCAATGGGCGCGCTCCCGCAGTCACCCTTCCTCGCGAAGGGTGTGGATTGAAATACTGTCTAATACATTTGAGCATCCTACCATGAATTGCCAGGGTTTCGTATCCTCGGCAATTTTCACAGGAAAAAGCCCCCTCCGCTGCTTACGGAGGGGGCTTGACTTATCTTCGCAATAGAAATCCGATTGCTCCATTCAGAATTATGAGTTTCCCGTGTTCGGATAAGTCTGTAATTGGCAGGGCATTTGATGATAAATCCGAACAGGCCGCCCACCCGGTAGCATCGATCATGTCGATGTAACTTACCTGTTTGCAATCCTTGACATTAAAGAAAATAGCTACTCGATCATCATACAGATATACCGCATTTACAAATATTTCGACTATTTTTTTCCGGTACTCGTCGTCCATCAGATCCCCGCGCCGCATTGACCGGAGCCATTTGGCAACATCATCTTTCTTGATCTCGACACGGCTGGCAATGCGCAGGGAGGATAAGTCATCCTCCAACTGTGCGCGGTATTGCTCCGCTTCCTCAATTCTCGCATTGATGCGCTTGACGGCGGCATCTGCCGAGGTCTTGATCAGTGCGTCGACAAGCTTATCTAATTCTGCATCTGCGTCTTTTATTTTCTTTTCCAGGCGCTTTATTCCGGACGCATCAAAGCTTTTTTTGTATTCTGCTACAACGGCGTCGGCAATCTCCTCGATGCGGGAATCCGTTAGGACATACTCCGTTATCTGCTCTGCGATGTACCACTCTAAAAAGTCCTTGCGCTCGTTTTTCTTTTTACATCCGTGGCGCTTTTTCTTCTCGGCGCAGGCGTAGTAATTGTAGACTGTTCCGGATTTGCTTTTTCCGCTCTCGCCGACCATTGGTGCTCCGCAGTGCCCGCAGAAAAGTTTCCCGTGTAGGATATATTCGACCTTTGCTTTTTCGTGTCCCGGCGCTCTTGCCTTCAGCGCAAGGCGCTTTTTTGCGCGCTCCTTCAGCTCCAGCGGCACGATTGGCGGGTATAGGTCTGCCACAACAAGCTCGTCCTTAAACAAAAATGCCCCGGCGTACTTGTCATTTGCTATCATCCTGGCAATAGCATTCATGGTAAAATCCGCGCCCTTGCGCGTGTGATATCCTCTGCTCTTGCACTCATTTATGATCTCTCTCGAGGGTCTCCCCTCGGCGTATGCCTCGTGGATAAACCTTACAACCTCCGCTTCCCTGTCTACGATAACATACCGCTTTCCTTGTAGGCGATACCCATACGGAGCCATGCCCCCGAGAGAAAGCCCCTTCTCCGCATTCTGCCGCATCCCGCGCCGGACATTTTGCGATAGCTGGCGGCTGTATTCCTCGGCCATGGCTTCAAGGATGGCCTCAAGCAGGATGCTCTCATTCCCCTCGTCGATGCCCTCCGTTACGGAGAGGACGCGAACGCCGTATTTACGCAGCTCTTTTTTGTAGATTGCGCTGTCGTAACGGTTGCGGGCAAAGCGGTCGAGCTTCCAGACAAGAATGTACTGGAAGGTCTTTTTCTTTGCGTCGGCAATCATCTGCTGGAACGCCGGTCTCGTTTCTGCATGCCTGCCGGAGATTGCCCGGTCGGCATACTCCTGCACCACGCGGAAGCCCCGCTGCGCGGCAAACTCGCGGCACGTCTTTACTTGTCCTTCAATGGATTGATCGTTCTGCCCTGCTGAGCTGTATCTGGCATAAACGACAACATCTGCAAGCGTATCCATTTTTTGTCTCCCTAATTAAGATGATCTCGTATCCATCCGATGTTCGGATGCGCAACATCATACAACAGCATGACGATGATAAACACGGTAAGGCAAAGACACAAGACAACCGTAAACCGCAGCCACCTGTTTTGCATTTTGAGCATATGCGAGTATCTTGCCTCAATGCGGCGGACCCTCGCATCAAACACCTCTTCCATCCTTTGCCGCTCTGATACAGGCGCATCATCGTCCAGTGTTCCGACCTCGCAACCGACAACGTCTGCGATTGCGAGAATGGTTTGCAGTGTAGGGCTGCTGTCTGCATCGTTGCGCAGCGTCCTGTCAACCGTTGTCTTGGATAGCTGCGCGGCATCTGCGATCTGCTGGTTTGTCAGCCCTCGGAGATCCTTTTGTGCAACAATGCCAGCAATGATATCCTGTACATTCATTTTTGACACGCCCTTTTGTGCAGTATTTTTTATGGGTATCAAACATCCTTTTTTGGCTACCGGGAACCGCAAAAATGAGCATTGCAGTTCTAGCATCTGGGTGATAGGCTGGAGTTGGCCAAAACACCCGCAGCGCGGAAAGGAGGTATTATAATGCAATCCATCCACATTATTTCCGATCACGGCAAAGTGAGCGTCATCATCGACGGCGCGAAGCTGGATCGGCTGCATAGCTTTTCGGTCGATTACGTAGAGGGTGCGCCGCTGCTGTTCTCCTGCGTCGCGGATATAGGGGAGAAACCAGACGGCGCGCCGAAGATTGTGCACTAAGTTAATACTACCGTTTGATTTCCAGTAATGATAATTCCTTCAGCACCTCGTCAACGGTATCAAACGATTGCAGCCCATTATCATCTTCTCGACCAACCCACCTGAGAAGGAAAGATGCTTTCGACATTGATATGTAGGCAACTGATTGCTCATAATATTCAATATATGCGTTGGCGGTAGGAGCTCCTTTTTCTTCACTTTGCAGTGCAGCAAAAAATCGTGACACAGCTTCCGGCGAATATCCATAGGAAAAATCAAATGTAACATCGACGAGCACAGTTCCATCGCTTCCCTTGAACGACCCGAAGTAAGACATACCAGCCGTGTCAATGTTGTATTTCTCAATGACTTTTTCTTTATCATCCTCCATCCCAACAAGATACTCTGCATATTCCTGTTCAAACTCAGACGTTTTTTTCATATCAAAAATTCGACCCGTTTCTTTCATGCCGCAGTTTACTGCGATGATATCTCGCATCTCCGTGATCTTGTCGTCTGAATCCATGTGAGAAAACTCGGAAAGAAACTCAATATTTCTGACAACTATACGCTCCGGTTCATTGTCATAACCTGTATAATCACCAAGGCGTTTCGATATTGCGGCAAGTTCGGCCTTCATCTCGTCTTTTTCAACTTTGAATGACAGATAGCTGTCAACAATCTCAACCGCCCTCGCTCCTGCCTGCTTAACAGTATCACCGGCACAAGAAACAACAAACACATATTTACCTTTACCGGCTGAACATCCGAACGACGAAACCAAGAGAGCAAACATCAATAAAATTGCGCTGGTGCATTTGATAATCTTTTTCATATTTTCCTCCATTTCTGCCCGACGGTGCCGGACTACAATAAATGTTACACATACATAATAACATGTGAAACGCACGATAACACAACATCGTGCGAAAATTGCGAATTTTCTACACTTTACACAATGCAACGCCGGTAAATTTGTACATTTTTTCGCGCTGCTGCGCGTGCAGAAAAAGCAGTTCGAAATTTGTAGAGAATGGCAATAGTAATTTACAAACGTTTGTTTTATAATTTCAAATACACTGATGCGGGAGGGAAGAATCATGGAGAAGGTAAAGGAAGAAATGATTGTGGAGGTGACCGATCGACTCAAGGAGGCAAGTCCGGAGGAGGCCTACATGGTACTTAAATATTTGATGCTCATCACCGCATAATGCGCGGTTAAAAAATAAGCCAAGGCGATCATTCGCCCTGGCTTATTTTTTTTACAAACTTCTCGATCTCCGGCCATGCGTCTTCCGGCAGCTCCAGCAGCGCAGCCACAAAGCGCTTGCGGAAGGATTCGTCGGCTTCGCTCATCAG